GTACCAGAACCTGTAGCAGTCCTCGGAGAAACATGTAGCCCCGTGGAATCCATTGTGCCAACACCAGAACCTGTAGCAGTTCTTAAGACGACACGCGCCCCAATTGTTATATCGCTTCCTAAACCAGAACCAGTCGCAGTTCTTAACGCGATATGCAATCCGATAGCAACATCAAATACTGACGCCCCACCCGAACCAGATGCAGTTCGCAAATTCTTGCGAAGGCTACTGTCATTTGAAGTACCTACACCAGAACCTGAAGCAGTTCTAACACCAACCACAATTCTTACCGCAGTAGCACTACCAATCCCACTACCTGTAGCAGTGCGCTGTAGCACAAGATTCGCAGACGATGAAGATGTACCAGAACCTGTAGCAGTAACCCGAATAGTTGCAAACGGATTTTCACCAAGATAGAAACGACCGCCAGTAAGGAAAGGGAAACTGAAATCGGTGAGTTGACCTAACCGTGTTTGTGACGCACCATGAGCAACCTCTGATGTGCCGTTACCAGAACCACTAGCAGTACGCGCTCTTACTGTTACAAACGTTAATCTATAAAACGGATTTGTGGTAACAAAAGGTTCCGTGAAACCTAACACCAAAGTAGTCATAAGGGGTTATCCCCTGCGACTAATCGAGAGACAGCGTAAGCGCAGTAATTTGGAAAGTATCCCCAGCAGTAACAGCCGCCGAAGACGACAAAGCACCAGTCCACAAAGCGTTACCAGCAGTAGAAGCATCCCACAAAGACCAATGAGTATATGTTTCAGTTGAAGCAACATTCGTCCACTCAACAGTTGCAGATGACGCAATAGAACCAGAAGCAGCCGAAGCCCACGAAACAGATTTGCGTGTGGTTTCTCCAGCAGCAGCAGTCGTAGCAGCCTCACCTGGGTCTGCTGTGTGCAGTTTCAAATAAACAGTTGTTGGCATGGTCCACGCAGTTTTACCTGTGGTATGTTCAAGAATTTTTAATTCAGCATAATTAGATATAGACATAGAAACCTTTCAACAATAGAAGTATAGCAAAGCCCCCTGCCGTTTCGGACAGGGGGACTTTACCGAACTAAGTGTTACTAGTTAGCGCCGATTGACGAAGCCGATTCGATTCGACGAAGCGAAGCCTCGCGGAAGCGACCGTATCCACCAAGCCAATACCAACCAAGTGGTTGCAAACGCATCAAAATATCTGTCACGTTACCGCGAACGATTTTTGGTACTGCGCCGTTTCCGTCTTGTGTTGCGTAAGCCTTAGCAAGTGCTTGACGACCCATGATGTGTGTGCAATAAGCATCAATCGTTCCAGTTGTGCTGGTACCGTTCGATGCGTTAGTGAACACCTTGGCGCGAGAGGTTTCAACGAATCGGACAGATTCGAATTTACCAATCTCACCATTGTAGATGCCCTCTGGGTTGACATAGTTTGCTGGAGTACGCCATGCGGCTGCGTCCGTTGCTGAACGGAAGTCGTATGAAACGTCTGGGTGGATGAAGCCGATGTAAGAACCATCAAAGGTTGCTACGTTCGCGCCACGAAGTTGTGCAGTAACTTTACGCACATCATCAGCAGCAAGAATGTCATCTGTTGAGATGGATTCGCGGCTAGTTGGGGTTGTTGTACCACCTGTAGCGTAAACTACGTTGGTTCCTGCTGCAAGAACTTCACGAACAACTTGGTCGATTGAATCGCCAGCGTTGTATCCGATGATGTTCGCTGCTGCTGAGTCAACATCCAAGAACGCTGTTCCACGCAACTTGGCAGTTGTTACTACCGCGTTACCGTATTCGTTCAAGGTTACAGTGACCTGGCTGTCGGACAACGCTACTGGAGTTACGTCTGTAACTTCGTTCAGTGTCGATGTCGCGGCTGCGATGTCTGCAAAAATTGTGAATGTGACACCAGTTCCAGGCATTGCCTGTTGTACTGGTTGTACGTCTGCTGCTTGGTCAAACAAGAGTTCTGAACGCAATGCGAAATACGCAAGACGGTCAAATGCTACCTGGTCAACTGAGAGAGACGAGAGTTGGGTTTCTCCTGCCATGATTATTTATCCTTTTGTTTTGAGGGGGTTATTGTTGTTGTGTTGCCCGTGCCTCAGACAAAATTTGTTCTACTTCTCGCGGCGAAGTTGCTTCGTTTAACCTTCGTGACCAATCGATTGGCGGTTGAGATGTTTGGCTACCAGCGGCGACTTTGTTGGTTCGCTGCCATGCTTGCATCTCATCCGCAGATGTTTGGGTCTGGGGTGAACTAATCAATTGCGCCTCTACAGCAGCCTGATTGATTGCTTCTGGGTCAAGGTCACCGTCGTATGCTTTAACGAAATATTTATGCTTTGCAGAAAGCGGGTCTAAACCTGCTTTAACAAATGCTAATTCTCGTTTTGCTACTTCGGCTTCGGCAAGAAGTTTTTTGGCTTCTGCGTTTTCCTTTTCCAGTTGCTTCATCCTCGCCCGCAATGGATTGCGAGTATCGGATTCTTCTATCTGGTTATCGCTGTCGTAGTTGTCAAACTCTGACATATGGCACGCTCCGTTTCTGCCCACATTACATCAGAGGTATGTAATGGCTGCATTGATTTGTCACCCCGACTTACTCCACACAGACTGGGGGGTTCCTGTGTAGGTTCCTACTTAACGTATCAAGGTTGACAATACACGGTCTTAAGACAGTTGTCAACTATTCGACGGTAGCGAGACTGGTTTTTCCGCCTGCTTCGAATGTTCCTTTTCGTCGGCGTTTAGTTGTTGCTATGCGCTGGGCTGCTTGGGCGTTTGTGCCTAAGGTTCCTGCTATGGCTTCTTCTTGGGTTATGGCTTGTTCGCCCATTAAAGGTCTGTACAAACTTTCTTGTTGGCGGTATGTTGTGAACCCTGCTTGGGCTTCGCTTTCTGTTACGCCTTGGCGTACTAGTTCTTCTGCTGTGGTCGCTGTCAGCCCTATGCCTGCTTGTTTGCGGGCTTGTGCGGCTACCTCAGCGGCTCTAGCAGCACGAAGGATGTTATCTTGGGCTTTGTTAGGGTCTACAAAAAATGCGGCTATTGAACCATCATCAAGGTTGTATAGGGTTTTGAGTTCGTTGATTACGGTTGGGTCTGCGTTACGAACAGCCTGATAGCCCTGGGTTACTCTGGCAAGAATCTCATCTGGGGAGATGTCGTTTATCAAAAAGTTTTGTAACGATACAGGGTCGTCGTAGAATCCTGCTGGCATACCTGAGTCGCGTAAGTTTCTGCGGTATTGGGATTCAAGTGTGAGTAGTTGGCTTACAGAGTAAACAGGTTTGCCTAACTCTCGACGTCTTTCGTTTGCTATGAATCGTTGTTTGAACGCTGGTGATTCTCTTAGTTGTATACCAATTTCGTCGATGGTTGATGAACCTGTGATGGTGCGGTTTGCTAATGCTGCACGAATTTCGTTTACTAATGCTGGGTCGTTGAGTCCATAGAATTTTAGGGTGTTGGTTAATATGGATGTGGATGTTTCGCCGTTATCTGTTGGTACTACAGATTCTGTGCTTGATACAGGTGCGGCGTCTTCGGTTCTGCTGCCATCTGAGTAAGTGGTGATTTTTATTCTGGATGCGCCTGTGCCTGAATAATATGTGTTTGTAACTGTTTTCCCTGTGACAATGGGGACAGGTGCAGGGACGGGTGCAGGTGCAGGGACGGGTGCAGGTGGAACATATTCGGCACCACGCCCGCCACCTTGTTCTAGCGGTGGACCACCAACATACGAAGGGGCAGGTGTGGGGGCAGCAGGAGCAGGTGCTGTAATGGGGCGACCACGCGCAGCAGAAAGGGCTTGTAGGTCTTCTGGTGTCATTGACATTAGATAATCCTTCCAAACGCTTGAGCAATATTAGCCGACAAAGAACGAGCCTCATCTTTAGCGTTACTAGTTTTCTCCCAACCATATTGCGGGTCAGTGCGTAACAGTTTCTCCCACTCGCTGTTAGTCATCAAACGCTTTTTGCCTTCTTCACCAAAAGTTACTGCTTGTTCAAATGCGCCTGTGGACATATCGATGGCGTTCGGGTTTAGTTCTAGTAGGCGTGACGCTGTGGATTTGTATGCGGAAGCAATACTTTCCAATGTCATACCCTGGTCGAGAAGGTTCGATAGATGACCGTATCGTGTTTTGGCAAACTCTCTTTGTTGGCGTTCGTAGTCGGTTGACAATATTTTGCCTGTTAGAACGTTTTCGATATCGGAGTCTGCTGGGTTTGTGTTGAAGAATGCTTTAGCAATGTTTTGTGTGCTGATGTAGTCGGCAGATTTTTTGGTGCGTGATAACGCTGTCGGGTTGACATAATTGCCTGAGTCATCTTTTTTAAATACTTCGCTGTAAACTTTTTGTTTGAGGATGTCGCCGTCGTATCCGAAGTTGATGGAATCTGAAACAAACTTGGTGAAGTCGCTGCCTTCAAAACCTAATGTGCCTACTAGGGATTGGATAGTTTTTAGTTGTTTTGAGGTTGATATTTCTTTATAGAAATCTGTGCCATCCAATGATGCGGTAAAGCGCGATAATCCTTCTGGCGATTTGTACCATTCTTGCGAAATGGCTGTGTTCAGTAACTGAAATAGTTGCGGGTATTTGGTGCGGTCTAAGTCGAGTAGCCATGCTTTTGCTGGGAATGTTTGTCTGAATGTTGTTTCCCATGCGTTATCAATTGGTGCTGTGACACCTGTTTTGCCTGGGACTGTTTTCTTGCCTGGGACTGTTGTTCTACCCGTAGCACCTGTGACGCCTGTAGCACCTGTAGCACCCGTAACGCCCGTAGCCCCCGTAACGGCTGTAGCACCCGTAGTCTCCGTAACGGCTGTAGCATCTGTGGTGGTTGATGCTACGGCTGCGGTTTTCTCTGCTGCAACTTTTGGTTTAACTTGAGCGCCAACTCCTGCCCTTTGAGCAAGTTGCTCCCCAGAACTAACCCCCGCCGTTGCAGGTATTTCTGAGACAAATTGAACTTGATACTTCCCAGTTTCAGGCGATTCAACTACTGACGCAAGTTCACCTTTTTTAACCCTGTCAAGAACAATGCGGCTTGCCTTAGTTTTATCTTGAGCCGTTTTAAGTTCGGCTTCAGTAATCTCTTTATCTTTGAATTTTTTTAACGCAAATTTTTCATCAGTAACATCGGCTTCATATTGTGCGTTAGCGATAAATTCTGAAGTGGCTTGACGGCTACCTTGTTGACCTGCTTGGCTTTGTGAGTCAACCAATTCTGGGATAAGTTCATCACGTAATTTGGTTAACGTATAAGTTTTCCCATTATATTTGTAACCACTTTGCCCGCTATCTAATGCTTTTTGTGCGGCTGCAAGGTCTTTAGCGATTTGTTTAGGGTCAAGTGTTTGTGTTAATAAAGGGTCTGAAGTTATGCTTTCTTTTACAACATCATTAGTAAATTTAATTTTTTTGAATAGTTCAATTACGTCAGTTATTACCCCCCAATCTTGTGGTGGGGACTTAGGGGCAATGTCACCATTGAGCCATCTTTTGTAAAGAAATTCTTTTGTGCTTGCAGGAACAGTAAGATTCTTAATCCATTCGGGCATTGGTTTCTGTTCAGCCATTACGCCTGTCCTTTAATTTTTCTATCGAGAATGTCAAACAAACCTAAAGCACCAACCGCTTGTGCTTCTGGACCGAACTGCTGCTGAACCTGTCCCTCAGCGGCAACAGCAAGACTTGGTGCACGAACACCACCCATTGCCTCAGTAATTTCCATGCGCTCATAAGTTTTCACAAACTTTTCAATCTCGTTTGGTGACAGGCTGCGCCCCAATATTTCTTGGGTTGTTTTTTGTAACACGGAACGGATGTCTTGTTTTGCTGTGGTGCGGATAACTCTGCCTCTGCCAGTGCCGATAACAGGTTGTACTTCGGATAGAAGTGTTGGCAAAGCAGCATCAATAGTTAAACCTTTAGAGTTTGCGTAGTTTAGGAACTCTCGCATTACGGAAAGGTCTGTGCCGTCAAATCCTGTGCCGCCTGACGCTCTACCGTTTTTGCCGTACAAACCGACTGATGCTAGTTTGTTTTGTAAATCTGTTCTATCTGTTGTCGATAGTCGTGATAGTTCGCTTACCGCTTCGCTATCTGGGTCGTATTGTCCGCGAGTGATTGCGCCTGATTTGTTTACAAGTTGTTGACCTTGGTAAGCAATATCAAAACCTTGACGTTGGCGTGTGGCGGCATCGCCGCTATCTGCAACCGTTCCACCAAGAATGTCTTTTTGTTCGATGCCTGCAAGTTGTGGTGCTGTTGTAAATATTTTACGGACTGGCAATTTGACGTCTGGGGCTATTCCACCAGATACTTTAGATGCAATAGTGGGAGCCTGTGCAGGCGGTGGCGTTACTGGTTCGTTAGGGTCTATTGGTTCTGTGTATGACATTAATCTACCTCTGCCGCAAGTTTATCTTCAAAAATTCTTGCGAACTCTGGGGTTTGTTGTACGAGCGTTGCAGCAATACTACTCAACCAGTCTTTCAAAGGTTGTGTTTTCGGTGAACCGAACCCTACGAACCCTGCTTCTGCCACATTTGCTAGCGCTTGGTCGCGGGCATCCAAATATTCTTTGACTGCGTTCGCTACGTCGTTGTCGGCTAAACGGTTATCGGTTACGGCTGTACGCAAATCGTTGATGAAGTTAGGGAATTCGCCTGGGTTGAAATCGGCTTTGATAGGGAACCCTGGGTATTCTTCGTTGAGAAATCCGCGCCATTGGCTTAACCAGTCTCGTTGTTCTTGATTGAGGGTTGCCCCAAGTTGGCTGCGTTTCTCACGGTAGATGGATGAACCGAGGCGGTATTGGGCTGCTGCAACCATTTCTTGTGCTGTTAACCGTTTGCGTTCACCTTTTTGGATTTGACGGTTCCATGCCTCAAAACTGAACACGTCGCCACCAGGCGCAAAGAATCCTGCGATGCCTTTGTATTGTGCCATCAGGTCGCTGTTTTCGTTAGCCCAATCAGAGAACACTTTGGTTGGTTCAACACCGCTTGTTGTCGGTTCGGTTTTGTGACCCATGTAAATGAATGAGTCTTCACCGAATTTGTTGATAAATTCTGATACGGCTGTGTCTGGGTTTTTTGTTTTAAGTTTGTAGAACTCTTGTGAAAGTGATGATGCGATGATGTCGCCGCCTTCGGTTTCTAAACGGAAATCAATTTGTGGTGAGGTTGGTCCCGTGAATTGGAATAGGGCACGCATTCCTGCGAGGACTTGTGCTTTGCGGCGTGCATCGGCGTACAGTTTTGCCATGTCGTTTGGGTCTTTGGTGTTGTAACTTCCGCTTTGGATTTTGTGGCGGACTACTTCTGCGTAGGTGTTGGCGTAGATTGTGCCAAGGTTGGCGGTGTCGCCTCTGATTGCTTCGATGCCGCGTGTCGCCCATTGTGGTGCGAGTGATGATAAACCTTTTTCTCCGTATGGGAGAATCATTTTGCGGACGAATTCTAGTTGAGGGGTGTCTGGGAGTACGTTTGATGCGGCGATTTGTAGGACTGGACCTGCTCCTGGAAGGTTTAAGACTTGGAATGCGCCTCGGATTGGGAATTGGAGCATTGCTCCTGCCCATCCGCCGATAGGAAAATTGAATACGTTTGTGCCGTTTATAGGGTCTTTGGCGAACCAGCCTGATA